CACAGATATCGTGGGTGGTAGAATTTATGCTCAGGAATTGATCGAACAGGTCATAGCAGCAGGCATTATTCTGAACTTTGTCATCCTATATAACTCGGATATTGGATTGGGAAAAGCTGGAACTCCTTATTCGGAAATTACATACATATACGGACCAGATCCCGTTAACGTTCCCTATCCACAAAACTTTTTCACGGATTAAATTATGGCAGTACCAGTAGTTATAACAGGCGCACAGATCAATTTATATATTAACAATCAACTCTATAAGGAAGTTGAGAGTGTTAGTTTTACTGTTGACTATGGAGAATATGAACAGAGAGGCATTGACAGTCCGTACTCACAGGAAATTTCAGGTGGCGCTATTTCTGTTAGTGGGAGTGTTCAAGGACTACGTTTAAAACTCAGTGGCGGCCTTCAGGCTAAGAGTATTCGGAGTCTCTTCAACGATGTTTCTGCGTCGCCATACATTTCAATCAGAATATCAGATAGATCCACTTCCGAAGACATTATTTTTATACCGCAATGCAAGTGTTCGGATGAAAGTCATTCGATACCAAATCGCGGCACCTACAAGCTAAGTTTTAATTTTAAGGGAATGGTTCCTTACTTTGCCCTTGATCGCAGCTGATTTCATAATTTCTACAATTTTGCAATAGGTGTAAAAAGTATTTTCAGCATCCCATATAGCATTATGAGCTTGTCCCCTAAACTGCAGGCCAAGATTGGCCATAGCTCTGGATAATCCGCCCGTAGGCGGTTTTTGATTCGCCAGCCTCCAAGTCACATAGAGCGTTTTAGTATCAATCCAACGTCTTCCAAAACACCACCCCTGAAAGCTTGGATTTTCCTGCTTTAGTTGATTAATGAGTTCAACAGAATCTCCACCACCCCAGGTGATAGGGTTACAAAATGCTTGATGGCTTTTGTGCATTTCCTCAAGTAGTCGATACGCTTCTTCTAAGGTTAGCCCTGAGTCCACATCTTCTTGTTTAATTTTAGTTAATTCAGTAATAAAAGTAGCGATTTCTTCCTTAGGGTTAACGTAGACTGATAAGCGTTCTAGAATTTCACCGGTATAGATATTCCCAGTAACAGCCCCAATTTGAATAATCTTACCCGAAGGTTGATTGAGTTCGAGATCTAGGGCTGTAAAAATCTCTATTGGCTTCTTTAAATCCATCTATCCGTTTTCCTTCTCAATACCATCCACATCCACTAATGCGTATCCGGGGCGAAGAGCTTCTGCTAAGCTTTCGTTTGGTCCATAGTTAAGGAGTTCCATTCCAACCACGCTATCTAGACCTCTTTTGTTAGCATGAGGAAATTCTTTTTTTGCTCTATTTCTTAAGTTTTCCCTAAGTTCTTTATAATCTTCTTTTGAAAAGAATACATATCCAGGGTAGCCAAATTTCTTTTCCTTATCTACTGCCCCTAATTTAACCAATAGGTCTGCCGGGTGCATCTTAAGCATATTTTTAGTTACTTTTACTGTTTTCATTTTTCAAACTCTTTTTTTAATTCTAAATATTGTTTATATCGCAATTCTTTTTGTGCTTTTTCCAAATGTTTTCGTTCATTTTCCCAAAATTTAGCCTTCTTTTTAGCTTCCTTAGTTTCTATTTTTCTATTTTTTATTTCATTTTCAAGTTCCTTAAGTGTATAATCACTAAGTTGTGTAGAATATTTTTTTCTAAGTTTTGCTTCTTCATGTGCTAAAACTCTGGGATCGTCATCACTAAGCATATCAAATGCACCCATATTTACTCCTTATTACATTCTAGTTTATATTGCAGTTCTTCTGGTAGTTTTGCCTTGACGAGATTAAGATACTTTAGATTACGCGGACAATTTTTGATCTTACCTTCGGTATAGGTACCGGAATTGTAGCTGGAGGTAAGCTTAATCCAGTCATCCCCATATATATCTTGTTGATACCTTAAATATTTTGCCGCCAGTTTGACATTGAGGTATGGATTGCGGAGTTCCATCTCATCCGTACCATTCCAGCCCATCATACGGGCCGTTCCAGATTTAATTTCACACACACCGTACGATGGACTACCGTTGTCATACATAGAATAATCCAGTGTAAAATCCCTACTTTCATGGGCACAAATAGCATAAAGCAATACTGCCGAAACTTTAGCAGCCTTGGCAGCCGCACCAATAATGGAAAAATATGTTGTCATATTAATCCTCCTAATACTAATCTAACATAGTGGTTTTAAGAATGCAAGTTAAAACGAATCTTTATATAAGTATGGGAATTCGTGATGATTTTTCTAATTATATAGATGGAAATGGTTTAAATACACCTTTGCCAGGTACTTGGACTACTGATCAAAATGGATCGGATAATGGGCCTCTTTTCACTTCTATTTATTATATCCTACTCAATAAAAATGGACAGCTTACTGATCAAGATAAGCTCAGCTACGCTAGCAAGATAAATCAATGCATTGGTTCGGATTTATTGAACAGGGTTCCGGTAGGGCAGAATGATGGACTAGAGGGCCCAGATGACCTCTATGGCACATTAAGTGGCTGTATTGAGTTAGGAAATACTGAAATCCCACGAAAGCTACTTTGGGGATGTATTAAGTATAAGGGATCTCTCTATAATACAGATCCTGGTAAATGGCAGTGGCAGGCTTTTTTAATTAGGCAGCTAGGGCTTCTGGCTGCCATGGTTTCTGCAGCGTTTCCATCCTTAGTCAATCCCCTACATTGGTTGGTTAGATTGATCTGTCATCCGTTGTTTATTTTTTCGGCTTTGGTGATAGGTTTTTCTAATATGTCCGAAAATGTAACCGATACAGATACACGTCAACTCACATGGACTTTACAAAATAATCTCAAGAAAACTAGTCTTTGGTGTTGGTTAGCAAGTAAGGTCTGGTTTTGGAGGCTTAAAAAGTATTACGGTCCTAGTTTGATGAAATCTGTTGCTGCCGTCTATTATAGTCCGAACGGATTAGACAAAAATCCTTATTCTAAATGGTGGGCGGATTAGTCTCTATCCATCCTTTTAGCTTTTTCTCTCTCAACAAATCTTTCAACTTCCAGCGGACATGCGTCCAAATCGGCCTGGTCTTGGGGCTCGCGTAAACCATGGGCTGGGCCAGTCCAAATATCGCCATTAGCCAATAGAACCCAAACCTCAGATCCTGCTTGGATTACCGTGCCTGCCTGAGTAGTAGAACAAATCACAACGCTGCCTTCATCAATATTATTCACTTTTTTTAATGATTCCCCTTACAGTTTCGTCGTATCGCTGACCCTTGGTTCTTTTATCACAGCTGCTGCACTTGCGATAGTAGTGTGTGGATCCACACTTCGAATAAAGTGTGATCTCAAGCCATCCTAAATTACACTCGTTACACGACCAAATCTTCTTCAAATGATCCAAGTTGGAGCTGGACTCGCCCATAGTCTCATTTAAACGATTTTCTTCTTCCTGGTCGTTTATAGCTTGTTTGGCAGCCTCTAAACCCTCTAAGTCTAGTCTAGATATTTGCTTGCGTAAGTGGCTAAGTTCGCGTTTCAATTGGCGATTTTCTTTAATTAGCTTCTGTTCACGAGTAATTTCTTTGGATCCACGGCGGCTTTTGCCCATCAGATTCCTACCTCTATTAAAGAGCCTATCATATTAAAGATTCAAACGTCAAGTAAATTGATAAAAGCATAGATATTATCATAATTTTATTGACTTAAAGGTACTTATGATATAGTATTAGTGTATGGAACTTTGTCAGAAAAATGAAGATGTTAAAACCAAAGAATGTACGAAATGTAAAATCGCTAAACCTTTAACGGAATTCTATAATCAAAAACAAAATAAAAAAGATGGGCTTGCTTATCAATGCATTGAATGTGATAAGAGATATAAGGCAGAAAATAAAGAAAAAACTGCAGAACTTAGAACTAAAACACAAAAAGAGTATAGGAATAAAAACAGAGAAGAGTTGTGTGCCAAAGAAAGACTATGGTACCGTAAAAATAAGGAACACGCTCTTGAAACCAAAAAACTGTACAGAAGAAAGAAACGTGCTAATGACCCTCTTTTTAGGGCCAGAAATTCTATTTCGAAAAGAATAAGAGACGTTCTCGGAGGTTCCAGATCCAAAAAGAGTATGGAGATTCTGGGATGCGACATGGTCTTTTTCAAATCCTATATGGAATCCCTATTTCTACCAGGAATGAGTTGGGATAATTACGGTGTTCATGGATGGCATATCGACCATAAAATACCCCTAGCTTCAGCCAATACCGTAGAAGAAATAGAAAAACTGTGTCATTACAGTAACTTACAGCCTTTATGGGCAATAGACAACATCAAAAAGAGTGATGCGATACCATAGGAATCTTTACTATAAGATCACTCCAAAAAGGATAATTCATGGCAGTTCAGAGACGGAACAATATTTTATCTCAAGAACGCATCGATTGCCCGGCGTTTAGATCAATAGAATCTGCTGCAAGTGCTGATTTTGACACATTTATTCAAGCTCTTGTTACGGGAGCTGGAAATCCTTACGTTATCAATGGATTTGCGATTAATTTTAGTAACAATCCCATTGGTGGCGCTGCCTCTAACCTGCAGGTAGTTGTAGCTAGCGGCTCTTTATTGGCCACTACTGCTTCTCAATCCGGTACATTTTATCTGGTTCCGGCAGGCACTCCAAATGTCGTTTTAAATGCGGCTACAACGTCCAACGTTTCTGGTTCGTTTGTTCCAAGTTCTTTTAATTATGTTGGTCTAGATTATTATCGTTTCCAAGATCCTGCCACCGACCAGCAGCTAGCATTGTGGGATCCTACAGCAAATGACGAAGATCAAATCATTGCGCCTGCTGCCATCATCCTGAATTATGAATTCGTTATCTCCACCTCAATTTGGGCCGCAAATATTCTCCCAATTGCGATCGTCGAAACCGACTCCAGTAATAACGTCGTTTCCATCACTGACTCACGCCCACTTCTTTTCAGATTAGGAACAGGCGGAGTTGATCCGAATCCATTTTATGTCTATCCGTTCCCTGAAGGAACGACTGAAAATCCCGTCACTAGTACTTCTAACGGATCTAATCCCTTCTATGGCGGCGACAAGGCCATCACTGATCTCAAGGATTGGATTGATGCAGTCGAAACTCTACTTCTAGATATTGGCGGTGGCCCTTACTGGTACTCCTACGCTGGATCTGCCCCTCTTCCGAATGGTTCTATTCCACAACTCAGAGAAGACGCAACCAATACTATCTTAACCTCTAATGGAAACATTTCTCACGGCGTTATTCCTGACGCTTCTCCAATCCTAACAACTACTGGAAACACTACCCTTGGCAGTAATCAAATTACCGCCCTCGCATCTACTACTGGGATTGTTTCAGGCCAGTATATTGATGGTGAGGCTTTCTATGCTGGAACTACCGTTTTAGGTGTTTCTGGTTCCACGGTTACGATGTCGGGCGAAGCTACGGATACTACGACTGGAACTACGGTTTCATTCACCAATCCAGTTGCAACTCAGCCAGGCCAAATGAATTGGTCTAATATCCTTTATTTAAAAATTATCGGATCAAATCTTGAGTATCAAATTGCGGCCAATCCTACTGGTAGTACTGTTGTTTTAGCCGATGGACAAGTTGCTTATATTCAATTGACTCGTGATATTACAATCACTCCCGAACTGACTTGGACAGGTGGATCTCCTACTGTTGTTTCGGTTGGGGATGTGACTTGGACGACAGGTTTAGTTCCCGGTGATTGGATTACAATTACTACTGCAGGCCATGCGGGATATTATGAAATTGAAACCGTCAACAATGCTTATACTGTTACACTGACTACAAATTATGGTGGCTTAACTACAAGTGCACCGTCTCTGTATGCCTATGGCGAATATACCTTACCGGGTGTTAGCGGTAATTCTAGGGATATTCAAATCGCCGCACGCGGTTCTGTTCCAGTCGGTCCTAATTATTTCTGGTTGTTTTCAAGAAACGATGACGGAGGAGCACTTCCAAGAGTTTACGTTCGTTGGCTTGGAATGGATCTTTCTTATGGTGTGTCTGAAAATGTTTCAGGTCCACAGATTCAAAATGTCTTGACTTATATCGGTAGTCCGATTGAATCAGCTACTGCTCCTCAATATGTTTCTTCTTATAATGTTTGGCTGGGTGATTCAAATGCAGTCCTGCCACAAGTAGTTTCCATCACTACGGGTGCCGCAAGCACAATGGCATCCAATCAGTATTTTGTCATCTATTCTTCTGCTTCTAGCCGTGAATATGTGATTTGGGTTAATAAGGATGGAACCGGCGTTGATCCAACTCCAATCGCATCAGCTTTTAATTTGGCTTGGGTTGTAACCACAGGACAAACAGCTGCTCAAACTGCAGCTACTTTACAAACTTTACTCAACAGCACTTTCTATAAAGATTTCTCAGTTTCAGTTTCTTCAAATGTTTTGACTGTAACCAATACTTCTGCTGGTGTTACAGCTTCTCCTTCGAATTACAATGTGGGCACTCCATTCGCTATTTCCGTAACTCAAGCCGGAACTGGTAGTGGAAACTATCTTATTTCGGATTCTGATAATTTAACATTAGCGGTTAAGAAACTTGATGAAGGTTATGGCGTTATAGTTAGCTCTTTGGATTCTCCAACTTACGACGAAACAGTCGATGTCGTTGCTTCTGGTGGAACATACCCTCCTTCTCTGACTAACCCAGTTACCATCAATGGCCCCGTTGCAAACGGAAGCTTTGTCACTCTTCCAAACAATTCCCGAGAAGGAAACGTTGCTCAGTTTTATACTGTAGGTAAGGGAATTTTAGAAGTACTTTTAAATGGACAGTTTATTGATGTTGAAAGTGGGGCTTATGTCGAAGTAGGTCCGGCTCTTTCTCCAAGTAATCAAATTCAACTCATCAGTTTCCCTGGTGGTGGCTTAGTAGTTGGAGATGAACTCCAGTTCAGGTTTAGTGGAGCTGGCGGCTCGGCTGGATCTGAAGGTCCACAAGGACCTCCGGGACCTGCCGGACCTGCCGGAGCAACTGGTGCAAATGCCGCTGGGGGGCCAGTTGCTATTAGTACAAAAACTAGTAGTTATGCAATTTTAACTACAGATTGTTTTTTAATGGCCGACTGCACAGGCGGCAATATTGTCTTTACTCTTCCCGTTTCTTCTGGAAATACTGGTAGAATTTTCTATGCTACCAAAATCGATTCCAGTGCTAATACTTTAACTGTTACTGGGAATGGTTCAGATTTTATTAATGAAGCCAGTATGTTTATTATGGCTTTTCAAGATCAAGAAGCTGGATTTATTTGTACAGGTAGTGGCTGGAGAGTTTTCTAATGTTTGGCATTATATATAAAATGACAAATCTTATTAATGGAAAGTCCTATATAGGACAAACTATTAGAGATCCTAAAATAAGAGAAAAAGAACATGCTAGAATGGACGGAAATGATTGTCCATTGTTTTATGCAGCTATAGCAAAGTACGGGATAGAAAATTTCAAATTTAAAGAAATATGTTACGCAAACAACGTGGAAGAATTGAACAATAGAGAAAAATTTTGTATTAAGATTTTCAAGACCAAAAAACCTTATGGTTATAATTTGAATGATGGCGGAGCAAATTATTTTCGTACTGAGGAAATGAAGAAAGCAATATCCGAAACTTTGATTGGAAGGTATGTGGGAGAAGAAAATCCCTTTTTTGGTAAAAAGCATACTGATGAGTTCAAGAAAAGACAGAGTCTAAGGATGTCTGCTAGAACGGGATGGTTCCATACGGAAGAGACTAAAAATAAAATTGGAGAATCTCAAGTTGGAAAAACTATACTTCCCGAATCTATTGAAAAAATGACTCAGTCTTTGATTAAATTATATAGCGATCCAAAAGTTAGGTCTAAATCTAGAAAAGCTCAAAAAAGTAGAAAGCCTATCTTGTGTCATCAAAACGGTATTATATATGATTCTATTCGTCATGCCGCTAAAGAATTAGGTCTTCCGTCTAAGGATAAGATTTCTTGTGTTTTAAAAGGAATCCATAAGCAATACAAGGGTTTTACTTTTTCAATAGTTAAGGAAAATTTATGAGCTACAGCCCTTTCTCATTTAATCCACAGAGTACTGGTAGTTCTCGTCAGCTTCTGACCAACTATTATAATAATACAGGCGTTGCTATTGCACAAGGTGTTCCTGTTTCTGCTACCGGGACTGCTAACTATGTTACGCCCACCGATGTCACTTCCCAAGCCTCAGTTCAAGCTTTTGTTGGGTACGCATATGTTCGTATTCCAAACGCTAGTCTTGGCCCTGTAATTTCAGGCGGACGTTTACAGAATTTACAAGGTTATTCCTTCAGTATTGGACAGCCAATTTATATGTCCGTTCTGGGAACTTATCTTCAAAATACTTCTCCCGTGGATGGTAGTGGTGATCCTATAGCGCCTTTTACGTCTGGAGATTTTGCAGTGTTTGCTGGGGTAATCGTAGAAAACGAAACCAATCCTTCTTTACAAGATCTTCAAATTTTAACACAGGTAATCGGCGCAATTTAACAAGGAACATACCATGGCTAATTTTTCAAAATTTTTAGAAATCATTTCTGGAACTCCAAGAACGGTTGACTTATCCCAGACGGGAAATGTTCTAACTTTAGGACAAGGCGGTCTCCAGTTCAACGATGCTTCTACTGGGGACTTTGTGATGAAGGCAGCTTCATCCATTATTTCTCCGTATACTATTATCTGGCCCGCGACTCAAGCGGCAGGTGCTAGTTACACTCTTTCTAATGACGGTACTGGCACGTTAACTTGGGTTCCTTTGGCTTCCGGTTCTGTTACTTCGGTTTCTGTTACTTCTGCAAATGGATTTGCAGGCTCTTCTTCTGGTGGTTCAACTCCAGCTTTGACTTTATCTACGACTGTTACTGGCATTCTTTATGGTAATGGTACTTCAGTAACAGCCGCTGTTGCTGGTAATTTTCCAACTTTAAATCAAAATACTACTGGGACTGCTGCAAACATCACAGCTACTTCTAATGCCACTCTAACTACTCTTTCGGCGTTGACGACTGCTTCTAGTCTTTCCACAGTTGGGACCATCACCTCTGGAACTTGGAATGGTACTCTTATAGGTTATGCTTATGGAGGAACAAACGCTGCTTCGCGAGCTGCAGCACAAGTCAATATGTCTCCTATGACTACTGCCGGAGACCTGACTTTTGAAAATACCACACCTGCTCCCGACAGACTTCCTATTGGCTCTACTGGGCAGGTACTGACAGTTGTCAGTGGTTTACCTGCTTGGGCTGCCCCATCGGTTTCTCCTGGTTCTATTACGCTGCCAGATAATGAGATTTTGGTTGGGAATGCTTCTAATCTAGCCGCTGCTGTTGCTATGTCTGGTGATGCCACTATAGTTGCTTCTGGTGCCTTGACCTTAGCGACAGTTAATAGTAGCACGGGTAGTTTTGGTTCATCTACTTCTATTCCTTCTTTTACAGTAAATGCTAAAGGCTTGATTACGGCTGCGAGTGGAAATGCAGTAGTTGCTCCGGCTGGTACTTTGACTGGCACGACCTTAAATTCAACCGTAGTTAGCTCTTCTCTGACCTCCTTAGGAATTCAAACTCAGGCTTTGAACATGGGAAGTTTCCAAATCAATGGTTTGGCTTCTCCCTCTGTTTCTACGGATGCTGCAAATAAAGGTTATGTAGATGCAGCGATCAATGGCTTGACCTGGAAGGGTCCAGTACAGTCTTATGCAGCGAGTAATGTTCCTTTAACTGGATCTACTCCGTTGGTGATTGATGGTCATACTGTTGCAAATGGTGACCTGATTCTTTTGGGTGCCCAAACAACTACCTCTCAAAATGGTGAATATTCTGCAGCTATTAGTGGAGGCTCCTATACATTAACTGCTAATGGCCTACCTAATGCTGCGGGCGATGCATGGCTCATTCTCGATGGGACCGTATATGCCAATAGCGCGTTTGTTGCTACTGCAGCAGTTCCAGCAGCAGCTTTCATTGAATTTGCAGGCCCTGGTTCTTATATCTTTACCTCACCCTTGGTTTTGACGGGAAATACGGTCTCTATCACTCAAGCCAGTGGGTCAGCAAATGGTTATTTAAGTTCAACTGACTGGAATACTTTCAATAATAAACAGCCAGCAGGAAATTATATCACGGCATTGACTGGAGATGGGACTGCAAGCGGACCTGGTTCAGCTGCTTTCACTTTAGCAACAGTCAATAGTAACACCGGCACATTTGCTTCCGTAACTGTAAATGGAAAAGGTTTAGTAACTGCTGCCGCAGCTTTGAGTGGTGATATTACTACATCTGGATCGGTTTCAACTCTCGCTACTGTAAATTCAAATGTAGGTACTTTTACAAATACTACGATTACTGTAAATGGTAAAGGTTTGATTACTGCCGCATCAAGTGGATCAACAGTTTCTACTGGTGTTTCAACCAGTGAGGTTTCGGGTCAAACTCTTTCAGCAACAACTTTGGTAGCTTTGCGTTATGAATTGGCTTCAGACGGCGGCACCGTAGGTCAAATGTGGAAGGCTGATAATAATACTGCAAGTTTCGATAATTTTTATGT